GGAGAAGGCTATGTTGCCTAAATTGGAGAAGAGGAATAAATGAGCAGACCTACGCTTGCACAGAGTTCACAGCCTAATAATGTCTATACGACTTTAGCAGATGTGAGAAATGCACTGCAGATTGAAGACAGCCTGGATGATAATGATATCCAAGCAGCCATCCTTGCTGCAAGCCGTATGATTGACGAGTATTGCCAGAGATCTTTCTATCAAGAAGGTACATTGGCAGCACCTGTAACTAAATATTACACACCTCTAAGTCCGTGGTATCTAGAGATAGATGACCTTATTGAACCAACAGAAGTAAGATCAAGAGCAAATCAGTCTGGACCATTCACACAAGTCTGGAACTTAGACACAGATCTTATGTATGAGCCTGTTAATAATCCAGAAGTAGGTATGCCAATAACAAGACTATTAGCAATTCAGACATATGTCTTTCCTTACTTCTTTCCTCAGACAGTTAAAATAACTGGAGTCTGGGGTTTCAAAGCAGTACCTTACGAAGTAGAATTAGCCTGTAAGATTCAGGCATCAAGATTATTTGTTAGAAAGCAATCTCCATTTGGTATTGCAGGATCTGTAGAACTAGGAACAGTTCGTTTGAACTCTCGTCTAGATCCAGATGTTGAGATGCTTCTAAAGACATACCGTAGAAACTTTGGATTGGCATTCTAATGGCAATTACCAATGTTCCTGGAGTAAGAGATGCAATAAAAGCCAACCTACAAACAATAACAAACTTGAGAGTCTATGATTTGATTCCAGATGTTATTGTGCCACCATGTGCCGTAGTTGGCCAATTAGATTTCACATTTGATATTGATAATGCTCGTGGTTTAGACCAAGCATCTGTTGATGTTTATGTGATTGTACAAAGAATATCAGAAAGAAGTGGACAAGACAAACTTGATTTGTTATTGGCTGGAAGTGGTAATGGTTCAATCAAAACTGCTTTAGAGTCAGATAGATCGTTAGGTGGCCTTGTTGATACACTCAGAGTTATAAGTGCAGACAGTGGTACATATACTTCTGGTGAGCAGTCTTTCTTATCATATCGCTATAACCTCACAATCTGGGGCTAAGGAGAAAGCAATGGAATATACAGTAATCTCAAACACAAAAGTTTGCGGTAAGGTAAAAGATGAGAAACTTACCAAAGATGATATACTTAGTGCAGGAGGAAGTGTTGAACATCTTCTTGCAGCAGGTCATATCAAAGCCGCAAATGCAACAAATGCAGCAAGGGTAACACCAGCAGTAAAAGAAGTACCAGCAATACAGCAGGAAGAAGACTTTCCTGTTTTTAACTCAGTAAATAACGAACAAGGAGACAAATAACCATGGCAAGATTAGTATTAACGAATGTTGAAGTGACAATTGGAGGAGTAAACCTCTCAGATCACATCGCATCAGTAACTCTTGGAAGCACATATGATGTTCTTGAGACAACTGCATTTGCAGGCACAACAGGTGCATCAGGAAATGTTCCACTAGCAGCAAAAACACGCACAGCAGGACTTGTTGATAACTCAGTAACTTTTGAGTTCCACCAGGACTTTGCTGCAGCATCAGTAGAACAAACAATTTATCCACTACTAGGTACAACAGTAGCATGTGTTGTTCAACCAGTTGCATCAGCATCAGTAGATGCAACAAATCCTTCATACAGTTTCAACGCTGTAATTTCAGAGTGGACACCACTAAACGGAGCAGTTGGCGAATTGGCAACAGCATCTGTTACATGGCCAATCTCTGGTGCAGTTACAAAGGCAGTTTAATAACAAATGGCCAAGATAGTCTTAACGAATGTCAAAGTACAACTAGGTGCAGGGCCTGGAACACTATATGATCTAAGTGACCATATAACTTCAGTCCAATTATCTACATCACATGACCTTTTTGAGACTACAGTTATTGGCGATGTTTCTAAGCGACAACTTGCAGGTCTTGCTCAAAATACAGTAAGTTTTGATTTTCAGCAAGATTTTGCAACGAATGAAGTTGAAACAGTAATATATCCACTAGTAGGTACGGTTGCTTATTGTATAATAAGACCAAACGCATCTGCTATTATAAGTACTCAAAATCCAGAATATAGGTTTGAGGTAGTAATCTCAGAATGGTCATCGTTAAGCGGAGGCGTTGGTGAACTATCAACGGCACGAGTTTCATGGCCAATATATGGAGACATAAACAAAATAACATCCTAGATAAGGGGCAAAAAATGGACGGACTATATATAAAAGTAAAAACAGTAGATGGAGTAGAAGGAACATATCCTTTGAGACCAAAAACAATTGTTGCATTTGAACAAAAATTCAACAAGGGCTTTGCTAAACTACTTACAGAAGATCAAAAACTAGAGCATGTCTACTTCTTGGCACATGGTGCCTTGAGAGAAGCAGGCATCGTAGTTAAGCCTTTTGGAGAAGCATTCTTAGACACATTAGAGAATGTTGAGTTGGCAAGCGACCCAAATTCAGAATCCACAGAAATAGCCTAACCTATACGGTAGCAATGATTTCTGTGGAGACAGGGTTATCTCCAAATGATTTGCTTGATGCTCCTGACGGAGTACTTGAAGCAATCACTATTTACTTAAAAGAACGATCAAAGGAAGCGAGCAGGCAATGAGTCAAGATGCTATAGTGTTAACTGGTCTAAAGGAAACGCTAAAAGCATTAGGTGATTTTGATAAAGATGCAGTTAAAGCATTTACCAAAGTCATTAACAAAGAATTGTCTTCTGTTAAAAAAGAAGCACAAGGATATGTTGAAGCAAAGCCACCATTAAGTGGTTGGGCTACTCAGCCTGCTCGTAACCCTCGTACTCGCAATGGAGCAGGATGGCCTGCTTGGGATCAAAGCATCATCAAGTCAGGCATATCCACCTCAAAGGCTGAGGGTAAAGTAAGAAAAGACTATACTACCAGTGCTGGAGCAATTAAGAACAAGTCTGCTCAAGGTGTAATCTATGAATTAGCAGGTAGAAGAACTAGAGGTAATGGTACCTTTATTAAGAATTTAGAAGGAAATGTTGGAGATGCTTCCCGTTTAATCTGGAAAGCAGTAGACAAAAGCAGAGATAAGGTTGAAAAGAATATCTCTGATGCTTTAGACCAAGCAAAAAGAACATTACAACAAAACTTAGATAAGGAGAAAAACTAATGGCCACAGGTGCAGTAATTGCCAGAATTGTTTCTCAATACTCTGATAAAGGATCTAAGGAAGCAGCCAAGGATATTAAAAGACTTGGCCAAAATATTGATAACTTTGGCAAAAGAGCAACCAAGTCATTTGGAGTAGCAACAATAGCAGCAGGTGCGTTTGCTACCAAACTTGCTGTAGATGCAGTCCAAGGAGCGATGGCAGATCAAAAGCAACAGGCTGCATTGGCAGTTGCTCTTCGTAATACTGCAGGTGCTACAGATGAAGCAATCAAAGCAAACTCTGCATATTTAGACAGCCTTGAACTACAGGTTGCTATTGATAATGAACAGTTAATTCCTGCTTTGCAGACATTGGTAACAGGCACAGGAAACCTGTCTAAGTCTCAGGAACTTCTTGCATTAGCAACTGATATTTCTGCAGCAAGTGGCAAAGATTTGGGTGCCGTTTCAATGGCACTTTCACGAGCATATAATGGAAATTTTGCAGCGTTAACAAAGTTAGGCATCCCTCTTGATAAGGCTGCTCTTAAGTCAAAAGACTTTAACGCAATTACAAAAGATTTAGCAAAAACAACAAAAGGACAGGCTGCAGCAGCAGCAAATACTCTTGCTGGAAGAATGGAAAAGTTAAGACTACAGTTTGCACAAGCAGCAGATAGAGTTGGCTATGCTTTAATTCCAGCGTTAGAAAAACTTGCTACTAGAATTTCAGAGAATGTGATTCCTGAACTTGAAAAGTTTATTAGATTAAACGGAAATGATTTAGTTAAGGCTTTTGATGGCTCAATAATTGCAATTGAACGAGCAGCAGCAGCAATGATTGAAATTGGTAAATTTGTAGATAAGTTTCATGTTGCTCTTACAATTCTTGGTACTGGAATTCTTTCTATTATTGGATACTTAAAACTGTTAGCAGCAACAAATGCAGTAAGAGGATTCCTTATATTTATGACGGGTGCAACAAAAACCTTCAGAGCAGAATTAACTCAAGCATCAACAGCAGCAGCAGGAGCATCATCAAGTTTTAATATTTTAGGTGTTAATGTTGCTACATTGGGTAAAAATCTTAGAGGCCTCAAAGGTGTTGATGGTATATTTAAGAAAATGGCTTTTGCTGCTAATGCATTCTGGATAGCAATGTCTCCTGCTGCAAAGTTTTTATTGGTAGCCACAGCAATAGTTGCAGCACTTACCTTAATTTATAAAGCAGTAGAGTGGGCAGCAGGCAAAATGGCTCAAGCAGATAGAAAGAGGGCTTCTGCAAGAAAGCAGCAAATACAAGAAGAAATTGATGCTGGTAAAAGACTTGCTGCAACCTATGATACTGCAGCACAAGCAAGAGAAAAAGAAATTGCTCGTTTAAAAGAGCAACAGAATATTATTGTTAGCCAGTTTAAGTCTATTGAAGACGCAGTTAAAGATGCTAATGCAACAAATAAGAAAAATCAAGAAGACGCAGCAAGACAGTTAAGAGATCAACGAGAGGCTGCAGCAGCAGAGGCAAAGAAACTTCGCATTCAGGCAATGGAAAGAGCAGGGGCAGCAAAACTTGCACTCTTTAATAGAAAGATGCTTACAGATGAAAAGAAAATGCAAGTTACTCTGGGAGCGATTAAGAAGAACAATGCTAAGTTAGATAAACAAGGAATCAAACTCACAGATCCTGATGAGATGACTGCTATCCAAATGGAAGCAATCTATCAGAACCTTCTAAAGGGTGGTAAAGTTCTTCTTGCAGAAACAACAAAGCAGCAAAAAGCATTAGATGATTTGAAGATAAAAGCAGCACAAGAATACAATCTTTTATTGGCTCGTCAGCAAGATATCCTAAAGGCATTGTCTGGTGACAACAAGGTTACAATTGAAGAAGTTGGACTTCTTGCAAAGCAATGGGGCATGTCTGCAGAGGCTGCACAGTTCTATGTAAATCAAGTTTTATCAATTAATGATGAGAAGATAGACACTGGTGAAGTAGAAAGACTTGCCTTGATGTGGTACGGAAACACAGGAGAGTCTGCAACTAAGGCAGCAGGAAAGTACCTAGAGTTCTTAAATGAAATTAACAAGGGTAATGGAACTATAAGTGCTGAAGGAATTAAGAAGTTAGCACTAAAGTGGTATGGCAGCGATGGAGAAAGCGCAACAGAAGCAGCCAGAAAATATGAACAAGCAGTTGGTGCCTTAAAAGATGGTGATGTTAACAGAGCAGAAGTAGAACTTTTGATGAAGGCTTGGAATGCATCAGCAGATGAAGTTGCACTATACCTTCTTGAAACTAAGGTTCCATTTTCAGTAGCAGAAGATGCTAAGGTTATGTTTAGCCCATCAATTATTGCAGCAATAGCAGCAGGATGGAATGCAGCAAAAACTGCTCTTGAAAATTACCTTAAGGCAGCAAAAAATGCAGCAGGAATTGTTATTCCAACTGCCCCAGTTATTCCAACAGTTCCTCCAGTAGTAATACCAAAGGCTGGTGATCCTGCATTAGGTGGATCTAAGACAGACTCAGCAGCAGCAGCAGCGACAAGAGCAGCAGAATCTGCAGCAGCAGCAGCAGCATACGCTGCAGCCAAGGCAGCAGGAGATATGAACGCAGCAGCAATCGCTGCAGCAGGAGTTAATCCAAGTGCACTTGCATCAGGAGAATCTGGAGCCATTGGTGCAGCATCTATAGCAGCACAATTAAGAGCAGCAGAAGAAGCACAAAGAGCAGCAGCCAATGCTGCAGCACAGGCTACTCAGTTGGCTAACTTTAGAGCAAAAGAAGCAAGAGAAGCAGCAGAAGCAGCAGCATTACAAATGGACTATGATGAAGGATTTAAATACAAGATTGGCGTAGGAGCAGCATCATCCTCCTCATCCTTTGATGCTGGTTCTTTCCGTATGGCTGAAAATAAAGGAATGACTATTAATTTGAATGTTCAAGGAGATATCCAAACAAAAGAAGATATAGTTCAGGCAATCAGACAAGGACTTCTTGCTGGACAAACTAATGGACAAGGCTTAACCTTGCAGGCGATATAAAATGGCTAATCCAGTATTAAAAGTAGAAATTGACTTTGCCAATGGCCCTTCCTTTTCTTATCCTCTTATCCTTGATGATTTAGCATACGGTATTTTAGGTGCAAATACTTTAGGTGATGTTCCTGCTGATATTGTAGACATTTCTGATATGGTTATGAAATGTTCTACTCGTAGAGGCCGTAACCGTATCCTTTCTAACTTTGAGGCTGGAACTGCGACGGTAACGCTAAATGATCCTAATTCAGACTTTAACCCACAGAATGCATCAGGACCATACTATGGTAAATTAGTACCATTACGCAAGATAAGAATCTATGCAGAAACTGAAGTAGCAGGAAACACAGAGATAGTTAATATCTTTGCTGGATATATTACTTCATACGACACAGGATTCTATTCAGGAGTTTATACAACTTCTACAGTAACACTACAATGCGTTGACGGCTTTAGACTTCTTAACAATGTGGTTACTCCAGTAACACCAATACCTGGATGTCCAGCAGGTCAGTTATCTGGTTTTAGAGTATCTCAAATACTTACAAATGTTGCTGACTGGCCAAACTCTATGAGAATTACAGATGCTGGAGATTCAACAATGCAAGCAGATCCAGGAGGATCTAGATCAGTTCTTGCTGCTATTCAACAGGTAGAACAATCAGAGTTTGGTGCATTCTTTATGGCTAGATCTGGAAAAACTGTTTTTCTTAGTCGTGATACTGTTGCCAAAAGAGCAGACTTGCCTCCAAGAACATACACAGACACAGGTGCTGCTGGAACATTTCCTTATGAATTAATTGACTTTGCATTTGATGATCAATTAATTTTAAATGATGTTACTGTTACAAAATATGGTGTTGGGGCAGTGCCTCAAACTATTACAGATCAGCCAAGTATTGATACATTTTTTAGAAAAGCAGGGCAAAGAACAGATATACTTGTTGAAACAGACCAAGAGTCTAATGATCAAGCAAGAACTATAGTTGCTGCCCGTAAAGATGCAGACCTAAGAATTGATTCAATTACACTAAACATGTATGCAACTATAAGTGAGTTAAATACCTTAGTTAACTTAAGTTCAGATATTTACAACCTCATTATTGCAGAAAAGCAAATGTCTGGCGGAAGCACAATTCAGAGTGAACTATTCATTCAAGGTGTTCAACACGACATAACTCCACTAACCTGGAAAGTAAAATTGTTAACGGCTGAGCCATTAATACAGGCTTTTATACTTGATTCATCAAATCAAGGTATAATGGCATTAACAGATCCACCTAACCAAAATGCACTATCATACTAAAGGAGAAAAACGATGCCAACAGGTAGTCCAAATGCAGGATATCGCACCTTCAATACAGGCGATGTTCTAACTGCAGCAGAGGTTCAATACAACCTACAAAATCAATCAATCATGTACTTTGCTACTGCTGCAGCAAGAGACGCTGCCTTGACAGCAGGTATTGTGCAAGAAGGCATGTTTGCCTACCTTGCTGATTCAAACGCTACTACATTTTACACTGGAGCAGCCTGGGAAGCCATTGGAGATATGACTAATGGAACCCTAACATCACCAAAGGAAACAGTTACTCTTGAGCCAACTGGAGCAGCAACTACTGTTGATATTGATATTTTAACAGCATCTGTTGAATATATTACAGGGGCTGCAACAGGAAACTGGACAACAAACATTCGTGGTAATGTAGGAACAACACTTAATTCAATTATGGCTATTGGAGAACAAATCTCTGTTGTACTTCTTAACACAAATACTGGTACAGCATATTACCCAACAGCACTTAATATTGACTCAGTATTGGTAACTCCTAAATGGCTAGGTGGAACAGCACCTTCTTCAGGAAACATTAACTCAATAGATGCATATGTTTATACAATTATTAAGACTGCATCTGCTACATATACAGTTTTAGCATCACAAAATAAGTTTGCTTAATTAATATTTAAAAGGAGAATCGTGAGTCCATTATTTCGTAACCCAAGTGGTATAGGCGTAGTATTAAGATTAGTTACTGCACCTACACCTACCCCTGTTGCACCAACTCCCGTTGCTCCTACCCCTGTAGCACCTACTCCTGTAGCACCTACTCCTGTAGCCCCTACTCCTGTAGCACCTACTCCCGTAGCACCTACACCAGTTGCCCC